AATCGATGTAGGAAGGGAGTAATATGACAGAGTTTTATATAGAAAAGGAAGACTGGGACAAAGTGATATCCTATGCACAAGCTGCATGGGATGAACATAACTCAGAAATAGGTGGTATGATGGTAGTCGTTAAAGATGATGAAGGTGACTGGTCAGTACAAGATCCAGTAATCATGAAACAACGTATTACTGCAGGTAACACTCATCTAGATAAAAAAGAACTAGCTAAGTATTATACTAAGACAGCTATTAAACATAAAGATCATGAGTTTAGATTCTGCTGGTGGCATAGTCATCATACAATGGGAGCTTTCTGGTCAGGTACAGATACAAATACTATAGATGAATATAGTGATGGAGACTTTAGCTTTGCTTTAGTTGTAAATCTAAAAGAAGAATATAAGTTTAGAGTATCAGTGTGGAAACCAATTGAAAGTCATGAAGATGTAGAGTTGACTATATTAAACAATGAAAGAAAAGTAAACAAGTCTATCATTAATGAAGTGAATAAGCTGTGCAGTAAAGATTCTTATGCTAAGAGCAAAGGTATAGTTAAGTCTAGCAATTACAAGGACTTAGCTCAACGTACATTATGGAATCAAGCTCCAGTTGTTCCCAATGATAAAGACTATGATACGCTACTTGAAGCTGTAGATACATTAAATACTAGAATCATTAAAGGAGAAATAGAATATGTTGATTACTTTAATAGAATGACAGATATCAATCAGCAACTAGAGTTTACAATGTCAGATTATAAAGTTAGAATTGTTACTCAAGAAGATCTAAGTTCATTACTATACTTAAGTCCAAGTGACTTCATTGAATTGGAAGATGATGAGGATACAAAATCTTGGAACGCATCTTTCCTTCCTAGAGGAGGACTGTAAATGTTAAACACACGATACTCTGGTATAGTAGATAATACTAACTGTTTTGTGTATCATATCTTAGGTTGTGGAGCTATTGGTAGCTCTGCAGCCACACAGATATGCAGAATGGGTGGAACAAATTTTGTCTTATGTGATTATGATAAAGTAGATATAGTTAATATAGGTGTATCTCAATATAATAATGATGATATAGACAAATACAAAGTAGATGCTTTAGAAGAGCATTTAAAAGCAATCAATCCAAATATAACTGTAGACAAATTCAATGAACGCTTTGAACATTATTCATATAGAAGCGAAAGTGATATAGCTATACTAGGATTTGATAGTATGGAAGCAAGATTAGAAGCTGTAACAATTATGTGTAGAGTCAATAGTGCCAAGCCTAAGTTCATTATAGATGGACGAATGGGAGCTGAACATTATCAACAATATATATTTGACAATCCGACAGTCACTAAGTACAAGAAGGAATGGTACTCTGATGATATAGGTAGTGTAGAACCATGCAATGCAAAGGCTACAAGTTACTGCTCTAATATGAGTGGATCATTTATTGCAAATGCTGTTCGGAAACTGATTACAAACCAACCGTATAATAGGAAATTTTCTTTTAATTTTCCAATAATGGGTTTGGAAAAGTCCCGAATGTCGTTGTAAATTATGATTCCAAATTAATTATAAATATATGAGAGGGCGACAACACGTCTATAGACTTCGTATCTATAAGAGCTCTGTCCTCTCGTATTAATCGAAGGAGAAAATACATGTCTGAAGAAATTCAACAACTTGTTGAAGAAGATATTCTGACCCCTGAATATATATCTATTGATGACTGGAAGTCCAAT